GGTGGCCGGTGGTGCAGCTGTCTACTGTCTTAGCCTAAGGCGCTGGATCTCAGCCTAAGACTCTGCCCGCTTGTCGTCGATCTCCACCCGAAGCACGGGGGCCGCGGCGGCCTGCGCTTCCGGTGCAACCTCGCCCACCACTGCGCCAAGGTCTCGCATCAGCAGCTGCGCTGATCCCACCTGGCCCTTCCGCAGGGCCAGCTCGATCGCTCGCATCCGCATCCCCTGCAAACGTGAAACTATACTCTCGCGATCTTTGCTCCAATCCTCCTCATTCCACTGTTTGACCGCATCCCAGTCTCTCCAGGCGGTGATTTCGCCGATGCCTTCACGATCGGCATGATCGAGCACCAGCTGCCGCGTGGGCAAACCGCTGAGCTGCCGTTTATAAAGCCGCTTTCTACGTTCCTCGATCACCGCGTCAGGGTTGCGCTTCCCATACGGCCGCTGCGGTTTGTTTACTTCCTGGCCGGTGGAATCCTCCACGGTTTGCATCACAAACGGTCTGAGCTAATGCTAACCTCTGGCGCCCATAAAAAAGCTCCCCCACTGCGGGAGGAGCGAAGCGACGACCGCGGCTGTCACACTGCCAGAAACACCAGCCAGTCACCGCCGCCGATACTGTGCAGCCGGTAGCCGTCGCCGATCTCAAGCTCTCTCCAGGCTGCGGCCCAGTCAACGCAAGTTAACGGCCACTCCATTTGATCGAGCTTGACGCCCAGATCCTCCGCCAGCTGCTGCGCGTAGTCTGCGCCAGCCCGTTCCTCTGACCAGCCCTCAGCGCGGCCGCAGTAGGAATCCTCCACCGTATCGGGGTCGATGCCGTCCGCGTCAAGTTCAGTGATCAGTTCAGCCCAACCGGTGGGGTCGTCGTTCCCCATACCGAAGTGCTCCAGGGCTTCGGCCCAAGATTCGTCAAGCCAGAACCCGAAGCACGCACCGTCACCGTCCTGGCTTCCGAAGTAGAACCCAACGGGCGCCAGTTCCTGGAGCGCGTCCGTCAGTTCCTCCAGGGTCTGGCAAGCTTCGGAGTCGTCCCAGTCAGATTCCCGGGAGTCCTCACCCACCAGCCGGGTCAAGCTGGCAAGCGTGGCAGGGCTGAGGGCTTCCGGCTTGTTTGCCGCCAGTGCCAGCACTTCAGCCACTGACCAGAACTTCGGCAGTAGATCCTCTGGCCGCAATGTGTCACAGCTGGCGATCCACGGAAAGTGAGCCAGGGTTTCGGTGTTGTAGCGATGCATGGTGTGAGTCCTAAGGGTTGGGGTCTCGCTTGATAATGTAGCACATCAGCCGGCAGACTCGGCGGCTTTGCTGGCGGCGTAGTCGCGCTCCAGCTGTTCGGCAGACTGGCGCAACACCACGTAGGACGCTTCCTTTTGTTGGCGGAGCGCGTTCCGTTGTTCCCGCTTGGCGGTCAGCACGCTGCAAAGGTCCAGCACCGATTCCGTGATTTCCTTTGCCGCTTCGGAATACATGCCAAACCAGCCCTCACCGTGGGTGGCTGTCCATTGCTCCAGCTGTTCATCTTCATCGGGTGATGTGCAGCTGATTTCGTCGGCGTAGTGTTGGACGCAATCCCGCGCCAGCAGCAGCCGCTGCAGGCCATAGGTGCCCGAGCGCAGGTCGCTGTCCAGCCTGTCGAGCTGACAGCAGAGGTCGCGGTGGGCCTGCTGCAGTTTTTGGTGCGTGGGGTCTGCCTCGACAAATGCCAGGCGGGCTTTGTAGTCGGTCATGATGGGGAGCCTTAGGGTAGGGCTGTCGTTGTAAACAGTAGAACCGGAAGCGGCCCGGCGTCAAGTGCCAAGCCACAGAAAATCATGGGCGCCCGGATCTTCGTAGCAGTCACAGGCCCAGATCCACAGCACGCGGGCGCGGTTGGCGTTGTGATCCGCCAGGTCTGCAGCGTCCCAGGCGCCAAACTCCCGCAGGTGCTGGCGGAATAGCCACGGAGGGCCGTCAAACTGCAGGCGCTCCAGCCAGAAGGCCACGGCATCATCAGCAGGGCCGGGGCCGGAACAGTCCGCCACACATTCGGCGGGGAGCTGGCGGCAAGATTCGCGGCCGCCGCAGTGGCTGAGATCGAACCAGTGGGCCCAGGGTTGGGGTTGCATGGCATGGTGTGCCGTAGTGCCCCGTAATGTACCACAGCAGGCAGGCTTGGCAAACCGCCGGGCTGCTGATACTGTATTAAAGCAAACCCCACACCAAGGGATCATGCCAACCTATGGAAACCGCCCGCTAGGTCCGCTGCAGCGGAACTGGCTGAACTTCCTCCGCCACAATCCCGGCCCGCATTTTGTGGCCATGCCCCAGCGTGACCAGCGGATCGCAGAATCCCTGCAGGCCCGGGGCTTGATCACGATGGCCCCAGCTACCATCACCGACCTAAAGGGGCTCCCGGTTTTTGTCGTTGAAGCCCTGGAGGTTCAGCCGTGAGCGGCGGAGACTGGAACACCAGCCGGGAGCGTAAACAGCTCGCCCTAGATGCCCGGGAGATGGAGCGCGAACAGCTGCGGCTAGAGAAACGCCAGCTGCGCGATCTCCGTTGGGCTGTTGAACGCTCCAGCCTGGCGGCTTCAGATTGGGCCGACCTACTGGCCCTGCAGGCCGCCCACGGTAAAGAGGGCCCGCTCCAGCTCTGGCGGGAGTTGGTGCCCTACTGGCGGGCCTGCCAACGCTGCAACGGCGGCGCCGACATTCCCGCCGAACTTTTTCCACAGGCTGCGGGAATTTTTCCGCGCACGGATCAGCCAGCCAAGGCCCCAGCCAACCGCACGCGCTCCAGCAAGGGCGCACCCCGCAAGGTTCGGTCTGATGCGGGGGTGGCCCGTAAGCGCTCCAGCAAGGGGGCGGCCTAAGGGCTGCCCTTTATACTGGTCACCAGCTCTGGCAGGTACGCCAGGCCATGGGAGGCGCAAGCTGAAAGGTAAGCGGCCCGCGCCTCCGCTTCACTTTTGAAAGGCCCGAACCTATGGGTCACCCCACCAACTTGAATGGTTGCGCTCCAGCTGCGCTTGCCTTGAATGGCACCCCCGCGGCTGCGCTTAGTGTTCTGCATGTTCTGCCGGCGGGTCACCTCCCGGAGGTTGTACCAGCGCTGGTTGAATGGGTTTCGGTCGATGTGGTCAATCTCCATCCCTTGAATGGGCCACCGGCCAGTGATCCAGGCAAATACAACCACCCCGTAAGGATGCCGAGACCTGTAATGAATGGAAAGTTGATGACTTCTTTTGCAGCGATTGCCTCTCAAAGGGCGGTCGTTATCGCGGCGGTGAAGCGTTCCAGTGAATGGGTTGTAGGAATACTTTTCCCACAGGTCCTCTACAGGAGGACGCACGTTAGACTGTGACACGATGACCTGAATGGTAGGTTGTCCGGCCTGAGGTGGGTGCGAACCACGCTCAGGCAACCATTGTACCAGTGGATCTCAGGCCGAGACTTGAATGGGATTCTGGAGAGCGGAGTAATACTGTTCCACTCTGGTCATGAATGACTTCTCAGCCTGCTGCAGTTCTTCGGGGGTCATCCAGTGAATGTTTGGCGCTCCACAGCGGCGGGCTAAAACGATCACAGCTCCAGTTGGTTCAAGTCCGGTCAGGTGTTTGAGGCCGAGGCTGTAAGCCCCACACTGGTCAATGTATGAATGACCAGGAGGCAAACGTTCCAGGCCGTCCTCATCTTTGGTGGTCTTGCGCCCGACGCTGGTTTTCCAGTCGGCAACCACGATGGAGTTGTTCTTGAATCCCAGCAGGGCATCTGCCGTTCCAGCAAATCCTGCCGGGTGGTGGATGCTGAATTCGCTGGCGAAAATTTCGGTGACGTTTTCGGCGATCCAGTCAGACAAGCTGCGGGCGTAGCCGGAGGCGCTCCAGCCAACACGGGGGACGTTTGGCCTCACCCTCTTCAATGCCCATTGCGTGATTGGCGAGGGAATCCGAGCCAATCCACGCTCGTCCCAGCGGATTGAATTGCGCTTGTTGGCGGTGGAACGTGCCAGCTGCTGAGACGTTTTCAGTAAATACTCGGCCTGGCTGTGGGCCATGTTGCCTCGGGTGGCGGCAACGTTGCGCTGGCAGCTTGCTTCGACTGGTCCCAGGCGAGCCTCCCAACGCTCCAGCCCGGTTTTGTCGCTTGTTTCCTTCAGGATGTGTGTAACACTATGGTATACATTACCTTTGATGTCCCTGTAGACCCGGAAGGGGCCACTGTTGTCTTGCTCCAGCGTTGGAGGCCATGAAGTTATTCTTTCCCAAATGGATTCTACTACCAATGTCAAGCAGCGAACTCTCCATGTAGCTGCTTTCGGGCTTCCAAGTAAGCGGCATGGGCTTCTTCGGGTGTGTCAAAGGTTCCTAAATAAACAGCCTTGCCGTTACTGATCAGGCGAGCTTTGAAGCGCCCATTTGCCTTACACCAGCCTTTCATCCCCAAAATGTTGGCCCGGTTTTGAACGTCGCTGCACAACCTCAAGTTCCAGATGCGGTTGTTTGCCTTGTTCTGGTCTTTATGGTCGATCTGAACCGCTCCGGGATCCGTACCCGTAACCCATGCCCACACCAGGCGGTGGGCTCTGGTCTGAACTTTGCCGAGTTTTATAGACCTGTAGCCGTACGCATCTACAAAACCAGCGGCAACATCCAACCGCGTTTGAGAGCTGCGGCGGACACGCCAAAAAAGCTCCCCTGTTAGCGGGTTGAACGAAAACAGCTCCCATAACTCCGCAACGGGAGGAAGGGGCCTATAAGCTCGTGCCATCGCCTATTTCGGGTAGGTGGTCGGGGGCAGGGTGTTAGCGCACCGCTGCCCCACAACTTTACCTATTAGGCAGGCTTAAACGGGTTCGCTCCTGTTAACAAGCGCGAAATGTCAAAGCCCTCAGCCTTGGCCTCAATCCACGCCGAATCGACGTGCTCTTGGCTGCCTTTCTTGCGGGGAACCGGGCGCAGGGTGTACTCAGTCAGCAGGCCGGAGCCTTTCTTGCTGACGGTGAAGTCCCACTCCAGCAGGTTCTCGTAGTCCTCCATCTGGGACACCTGATCCAGTTCCTTGAGGACGGACTTTTGGGTGATCTGCAGGACTTGAACTTTGCCGGACTCGTAGTTGTAAACCGGGACGGCGATGGCGAACTTGACGTCAGCGGTGCCGGGGCCGCCGCGGCCTTCGCGGGGCTCGAACTCACCCATCTCGGCTACGACGTCCTCGTAGGTGGGCTCGAAGTCGAAACGGAAGGGCTTGGAGGCGCCGTTGGCGGTGCCCCAGGACTCGTAGAACTCCAGGGGTTCGTCGGAGAGCAGCGCAAAGCGCACGGTGCCGCCGTCGGGCAGCTTGCTGAGGCTGAGGTAACCGCCGCCGCTGTTGGTGCTGTTGACGCTGGCGGAGGCCGATTTGGAAAGGAAACCCATTGTGGTTTTTGGCTTTTGGATGGTCGCCCGGAGGCAACGTCTATGACAATAACACGTTATTGACGAACGGGCTAGCCTAGTAAAACGCCCCAGCTGCGTACGGCAGCCAGGGCGCGAAGTAAACATTCCTGTAGGAGTCTATCAACGTGTCGCATAAGACGCAAGACCTTTTGGCGTTTGTGCGCCAGCTGCCGAGTGGCATCGCCTATGCACCCATCTACTGCAAAGGGGCGGCGATCCAGTCCGGGAAAATCAGCAAGGGCAAGACGCCCCTGGAGCGCAGCCACCATCAGGTGATGACGCCGGCTGATGTGGCGCTCCAGATCGAGCGCAAGCCGGAGGTGTTCAAGGCCGTGGGCGCCTTCACCGGGCCTCGGAGTGGTGGTCTGGTGATCCTGGATGTGGACCGCAACCTGGCCCGCCTCAAGAAGAAATGGGGCTCCAGCCTGGAGGGGGCACCGGTGGTTGAGTCCACTAAGTCCAACGCTGCGAAATATCTGTTCCGCGTGCCTGAGGGCCTGTGGGCTGAGGTGAAGGGGATTGGCCTGTCGGATACCGGGGCGGGCTACGAGGTCCTGTGGGGCCGCCAGGGGCTCCTCTACGGGGCTTATCCGGGCTCTAGCGATGGGAAGGCGCCAGAGGGGCAATACGGCTTCACAGGCGATCTGGAGGCCATTCCAGACGCTCCAGAGTGGTTGATCGCGGAGATGAAGGATGCCGCTGGCCGTGAGGTGCAGGACGGCGGCTTCATCAAGAACCGCAAGGCGCTGGACTTTTCGGATCGAGACCCAGATGAGATTGCCGAGATCATTCAGTCGGCGCTGAAGGTGATTCCCGGTCAGGGCGCTGGCAGCCGGGATCACTGGGTCAAGGTGGGCATGGCGATCCACTCGGAGTTGCCGAACGAGCGCGGCCTGATGTTGTGGTCGGCGTGGTCGGCCGATGACCCGGAGTACAGCGATGAGTGGGCTGGCTCCAATCCCTGTGAGGAGGTCTGGAAGAGCTTTCGGAAGGGGCCGGTAAGCCTTGGGTCGCTGTTTTGGCTGGCGGATCAGCAGCTGCCTGGGCGGCTGTGGTTGTCGGAGGATCTGCGGAAGGTGGTGGCCGAGGTTGAGGCCGATAACGTCACCCGGATTCGCCAGGTTGTTGTCACCTATGCCGAGGTGATTCGGCGGGCTAAGGAGATCCAGGAGATTCAGAACCCGGCGGAGGCGGCCCACGCCATGAATGTGCTGGCTTTGGAGGCTGGCTACCGCGATGCTGGGGCTCTGGAGCGGCTGCTGATCGCCCAGATGCAGTTCGAGCAGCAGGACGACGAGATGGCCATGAGCAGGCTGTTGGAGAAGGACCTGCGGTTTGAGTACCTGATACCCGATCTGCTGCCTTGCCCGGGCACCGTGATGATCCACGGCGCTGGTGGTGATGGCAAATCGATGTCGGCTTGGACCATCGCCAAGCATGTGGCCCGCGGGATCCCGTTCTCGGTGCGGGGTCACATGGTTCCAGTGCAGTCCGGGCCTGTGCTGATCCTCAACGGTGACCAGAGCGAGGTGCAGGTTCAGCAGCAGTTGCGGGATCTGGAGTTCCAGGCGAGCGATCCCGTGACCGTGGTGATGGGCTGGGACCTGAACTGGTACTACCGCTTCACCAAGCTGATCGAGAAGCACCGGCCCAAGCTGGTGATCATCGACTCGATCACGGGCTGCAGCCGTGGGTCAGCGTTCGATGAGAACAAGAAGGAGTTTGCGAGCCCGATCTACTGGCTGGCGAACAACAACGGGCGGACCTTCCCGGCCTGCACGATCCTGCTGATTCACCACGCCAACAAGACCGGTGGGTTCCGGGGCAGCACCGCCATCAGGGACGCTGTGGATGAGGTGTGGGGGCTGCGGCGGCCCGATAAGAAGCAGGTGGAGCACACCGGCCCCAACGCCCGTCTGATCACCGTGGAGAAGTCCAGGGCCGGGCGTGATGGCAGCAAGCTGCTGATGAAGCTGGAGAGCGACCTGACGTTCTCGCTGGCTGATTACGTCGAGGTGGAGGCTGACGGCTCCAACCCCGCTTCCATCGTGGACCGGGTGCTCCAGCGCCTACACACCGCTTATCCGCGTTCGTTGAGCCGGTCTGACTTGGCGGCGGACCCGCTTTGTGGTGGAAGTGTCGCCGGAATCAAGAAGGCGACCCAGCGCTTGGTATCCCGGGGTCTCATTTGGGTCTCAGGTGAGACGGATGGGAGGGATGGTTCTCCAGTTACTCCTTTGTTCCAAGCAATTACCTCGCGTGAAAAGCCTATAAATGTGTGTCCCGGTGGGGTAGATCCATTGGTATCACTGGAAAGTGACCCGGGACAGGGGGTAGAGGCTGTCCCGCCCCCCCTTGCCGATCTGGAAATTGGCACAACCCCCCGGGACACCGATTCAGGCTGTCCCGGCACAGATACCAGTCATGCCAATGGATCTGGCCTGGCGGGACACGATTTGGAGGGCTCCCCAAGGGAATTGCGCTCGAAGGAGGAGTTGGAACGCCTGATGCAGGAGGCCGCCGCTATGTGGGAATGATCTACTAAGATCTTCAGGACGGATCGGGGGCGGGTGCAACCGCCCCAGTCCTGGCTCAACTGACCCCCTCGTGCCAGCCAAGTTGCTGGCAGTCTGATGTCTGACCTTGTTACCCGTGCCTGGAACGGCACACCAATTGCCCGTCGTACCACTGACGGCTACGTCAACGCCACAGCCATGGCCAAAGCCAGCGGCAAGCAGTGGTCTAATTACCGCGAGACAGACCGCGCTACCACATACATTGAGGCTTTGTCAAGAAACACGGAAATCCGTGTAACTTCTCTTTACATATCAAAGCCCGGCGAAGGCACTTGGATCCATCCACGTCTTGCGGTGGACTTTGCTCGGTGGATTAGTGCCGATTTCGCTGTCTGGATGGACAGCTGGTTTTTGGAAGAAGTTGGGCGAGTGTCCCAAGTGCAGGACACTCGGATTCCCGCACTGCCTTCAGCGCACCAGGCAGACACGGAATTTGCGTTGTTTATGTCTGATGTAGTTGGTAAAGCAGGAGGAGATCCGAAAGAATCATTGGCGGTTAGTTTTACAGTCTTGGCACGTAAACATCCTGAGTACAAAGATGTATTTCTGGAAAATCAAAGGCTTTTGTGCCCAGCTAAAGAAGCGTTTGGTACGCCAACTCAGGTGTTGGAATGTTTGGAACAAGAGTTAGGCGTAGATACCGTAGAGCGTTTGACAACTATGGTTAGAGATGAGCGTTTAATATCAAGAAACGACAAAAGATTATTGGTTAATGCAATACTCTGTGCCCGGGGACTTCAGTTCAAGACAGGGGTTTACCGGCGCGGTGCGGCTCCTTATGCACCGACAGCGGAAGGGGCTAAATACGCCAGAGAAGAAACTAGACCTGCAAATTACGCTGACGACGGAGCTTGGGTTCCTCAGCTTCTGTGGAAATTAGACACAACGGTAAATGTAATAATTAATTTTGTCAAAGACAACCTCAAAATTGCTTAACTATGGCTGACATCAAAAACGGGCGAAAGATCGTGAGCGTTACTATGCTCCCAGATCTTTACGGAAAACTTTTACAGCACTGTAAGGATTCGGATGTTCCGGTTAGTTTATGGGTCCGCAAACTTATCGAAGCGGAACTCACCAGGCTTGAAACCACCTAACTTTTTCCTAGGGCTCATGCGGGTTGCCGCGTGGCTTATCTGGAGGGAACCAGTGGCTAAGCCGGAACCAGCACCACCGAAACGCCCTCGGAAGCCAACCCTGGGGTACAACGTCGGCGACATTCCGTTCGAGCTGATGGCGGTGGTACGCATCGCCTGGTACCGGAAGGGGATGACGTACGAGGTGGAGGAGTACCAGATCGAGGAGTGCCCGGATGCCCATGCGCAGTTCCACTACATCGTTGGGACGGCGCTCAAGCAGGGAGCTGACGTCTGCGTTCTGACCCAGTACAAGCCCGAGGATCTTGGGGTTCCGACCTAGGGCTTGACACCCTGGCCATTTGTCTGTAACACTAAGGGCAGCTCACACCCCGTGGGCTGCCCTGTTTCTCTATTACAAATGGAATTTTTCACGCACACCGAGATCGAGAACACCAAGCTCAGTCCCTGGTACTTCGCCGTCCACTGGGCTGGCATGGTGCTCCAGCAGAAGATCGCCGACATGGAAGCTGCCGGCGGCGATCCCATCTACGACATCCGCCAGCTGGAGAACATCCAGGAACTGGAGATGTTCTTGAAGATGAGCTGGGACCAGTGGCTCGACAACCTTCAAGCTCGGCAGACTGCTCAGGAGACCAAATGACCCACGTACTGGAAATTGACTCCGTTACTTTTGAAGACGGCGGCCGCCGCCTCGTTGTCGACGCCGTTATTGATGACGCTGTTCTGGTGCGTTCGCAAAGTCACTTCGAGCCGGCAGAGTGGGGGCCTGCCTTGTGCCGAGGCTCCTTCGAGCTTCACGAAGAGGATGTGATCCCCTCCAGCGATGCCGGATTCCGAGAACTCCTCGCCCAGCGAGTCGACGACTGGGCGCCAATCGACCAGAGCGATTGGTACGACTGAAGCCCGCGAGCTTCGTAACGCTCCCGATTACGACGATTGGGAGTACGGCACCGAGCCGATCCCCGGCGATACCCACTGGGTCAAGATCCAAACCTTGACCCAGCTTTATCGTCACCTGATCTACGTGTTTGCCACCAGCGACACCATCTGCTCCAGCAGACTGGCCGAGCTGGCCATCTACGAGATTCTCAAGATGCGTCTATCGGGTCTCATCTCGATACGGCAGCAGGACCCTCGCTTTTTCGCATGACTGACACTTCGATCACTCCCTTTTACCGCTCGTTTTTGCTGGGGCGGACTGTTCATCTCGATGGCATTGCCGATATGCCGATGCGGGACCTGGACCTGCTGAACGTGGAGACACGGGCGGCGCTCCAGGAAGCGACCGAGAAGCACCAGCAGATTGAGGACAAGAACAGTGAGGAGGCCAGCACGGAGTATCGGCGCATGAAAATTGCCCGCTACTTTCAGGCTGCCATCGAGATAGCCCTCAAGAACCGATGACTGTCTTTACCGTCGCTGTTTGCGTCTTTCTTGCCGTTGCTATTGGCATCCTCTACATCGGCACCGCCCTCCACTAGGGCTTTCTTGTGTTACATTTCAACCCGTTCGACCTATGAACATGCACATCCTTTCTGACCAGCAGTTCCAGCAGATCACCAATGCACTGGAGCAAGCCTTCGTGGCCATCAACGCTGCCCAGCACGTTGAGATTGACCTGAACAAGCCCAAGCAGACCATTCCGCTGCCGGCTGGCGAGGAACTTGTCCGTACAAAGTCCGTACGCCAGTCTCAACCTAAGACTCGTGTGTCGCGCCGCAAGGCGCGGGCTTCGTTGACCGAGAAGAAGGTGCTGGAGATCAAGCGCCAGCTGCAGGCTGGTGGTAAGTCGGTGGCCAAGATTGCCCGCGAATTTGGGGTGCACAGCACCACCATCAACTGCATTAAGTGGGGCAAGACCTGGAAGCATGTGACGCTCCAGCAGGACAAGCCGACCACCGTGGTGATCTGAGGGTGGCGGTTCTTTCTGACGTTGATATCTTTGCGCTGGCGCGGCGGGATCTTGTGACCCCGTTCGTGCCGGAGCTAGTGAATCCCGCGAGTCTCGATGTGAGACTCGGCGAGAACTTGCTGGTGGAGTCGCCCTTGACCTACCACTTAGTCCATCGCTCTATTGCTGGGCACACGCAGGAAGAACCGTTCATGCTCCAGCCGCATGAGTTCGTGCTGGCGGAGACGTTGGAAGAGTTCCGGCTGCCTGACTGTATTGCTGGGCAGCTGGCGCTCAAGTCCAGCCGGGCGCGTGAAGGGATCGAACATCTCCTTGCGGGGTACGTCGATCCCGGTTACGCCGGCCGCCTCACGTTGGAGTTGCAGAACGCACGCTCCATGCACGCGGTGCCGCTGTGGCCTGGGATGCGGATTGGGCAGATCGTGTTCCATACGCTCACCATGCTGCCGAGTAAGGACTACTCAAAGACCGGCCGTTATCACGGCGACACTCAAGTACAGGCTTCCAAAGGATGAACGAATTTCATTTGGATGTTCAGGAAACTGTGCATCACCCCGCGCACTACACCGCCGGCAAAATCGAAGTTATCGAAGTGCTGGAGGATTGGGTGCAGCACGCTCCAGATGCTGTGACTGGTTCGCTCCAGTGGCAGTGTTTGAAGTATCTCAGCCGGATGTGGCTGAAGAAAGATCCGCTGGAAGATGCGGAAAAGTGTCGCTGGTATTTGAACCGGCTGATTAACACCTTGGCGACGGAGGCTTACCGGGACTGATGCCGACTCGATTTCGCACCGTCAAGTTGGTGACGTACGCGGTGCATCGGCAGGGTGGTTGGATTGAGCGCCAGCCTCACGCCATGCCGACCTATACCGTTAAGTTGCCCGATGGAGATCCAGCTGGACCTTTCAATCGAAAGGAACTGATCACTTGGGCCAACATCAACCTCTGATGTTGACAATGACGTTGACAAAAACGGCAGGCATGGTTGACAAAAAGAGGGCGCCAACAAAGACGTCGTTCAAACCTGGGTCGATTCCAGGAACTGCAGTTTTGACGGCGCAGAACGCGCTGGACATTAGGCAACTCCACGCCGCTGGCTTCCCGCTTAATCAGCTGGCCAAGGTGTATGGGGTGTCGTACCAGCACGTTTGGTGCATCGTAAAAAACAGGAAGTGGCGAAATGCGGTGCGCCAAGTGTGATTTCAAGCGGATGGATGTAGGTCGGACTTGTCGGGATACCGCCGAGACGATCTTGCGCCAGCGCGTCTGCCCAGTCTGTGGGCACAAAGTGTTCACGCTGGAAGTTGAGATGCCGCCTGATGCTGCACAGCACACCAGGACTGGCACCATGAAACGTTTACCTGGATTTTTACGAGTCAAGTTTTTCTGATGCAGATTCCAATCAACAGTCGGCCATGTGCAAAGTGTGGCCGGGCGACTACAAATGCTGTTCACTGCTTCACCTGTTATCGCTCCAGCGATGCCGGAAAAGAGGAGTTGCGGGTGCAGCGTTTGATGGAAAAGTACAAGCCGCTGGAGGATGGCGGTGAGTGTCGGCGGTGCGTGCACTGGTACCACCGCTGCACGTTGGGGTTTCCCGAGGGTGGCACCCGCCTTGCCGAATTGTGCGCTGCTCGGGAGTTGGGAGATCTGCTAGAGTAGGAGAGTAAACGCCCTACCAGGCATGAAAATCCTTTTTGGCATCGAGCACCTCTCCACTTTGGAGGGGGCGACTACTGTTGCATTTGACGTGGAGACGACTGGGCTCCAGCCAACGCAAGGCGGATTGCGGCTGCTTCAGCTTTGTGCGTACGACAGGACGCCTGTGGTGCTCGACTGCTTCGACCTTGAAAGCCAAGATTGGATCGAGCTGGAGCAGTTCTTTGAAGTCGAGCGCACCTGGCTTGCACACAACGCGGTGTTTGATTTGGGCTGGCTCCAGGAATATGAGATTTATCCGGCCGGCATAGTTTTGTGCACGATGTTGGCTAGCCGGGTTCTTACTAATGGCATGACCAACGTAAAACACGGTCTGCAACATGTAGTGAAGCGGTATTTGACGCGGGAAATTTCTAAGGAGGAACAGAAGAGTGACTGGTCGGGAGATCTGACACGGAGCCAGATGGAATATGCCGCGAACGACGTGAAAGTTTTGCTGGAGATTTACGACGAAATACAGCAGCGGATGTCTATAGCAAAGCCGCCTCTCCAGCCCGCTTGGCGGTTGGAGTGCAAGGCGTTGCCGGCGATGGCGCAGTTGTGGCGTACCGGGCTTCCTTTCAGTAAGGAGTCCTTGACCCAGCTGATCGAGGACTTAGACACCGAGCACTACGAGGTTGGTGAGAAGTTCATCGAGGATTTTGATGCCGCGCTGCCCGAGCACGCCAAGTTGCATCGTGGAGTGGATGGAAAGTTGCTGTACCAGACAAAACCGGGGGCGAAAGGTAAAAAGGTGGACGCGGAAATTTTCAACCTAAACAGTCCGGTGCAGCTACTTAAGAAGTTCACGGCATTACTGGGTGAAGCGCCGGTTGATCCAAAGACGGATAAGCAGAGTGCAAGTAAAGCTGCGCTTCAGGAATATGTGGCAGAACATAAAGTTGTTGCTGATTATTTGCGGTGGAAGCGGTTAGAAAAGCGGCGGCAAATGGCGGAGACTTTGTTAAAAAATCTGTCGAAAGATGGGTTTATTCGTGCCAGCTATCTGCAGATGGGTGCGGATACGGGGCGGATGAGTTGCATGAGTCCCAACCTGCAACAGATTCCGCGGGATCTACGGTTTAGGGCGTGTGTGCAGGCTCCAGCTGGCTGGCGACTGGTTGTAGCGGACTACGGGCAGATGGAGCTGCGATTGGCGGCAGCAGAAGCTCAAGATCCTCTTATGACTCGGGTGTTCCAGGAGGGGAAGGACCTGCATACGATTACGGCGATGCAGATCTACGGGGTCGCCGAGGATGAGGTTACGAAGGAGCAGCGCCAGATTGCAAAGTCGGCCAACTTCGGATTGTTATACGGAAGCGGTGCAAAAGGACTCAGAAACTATGCAGCAACAATGGGAATCCAAATGGATATTGATGAAGCGAAAGAAGTGCGGGAAAAGTTCCATGCTGCTTATACGGGGATCCACGAGTGGCAGTCCGAAAATGCTCGCGCTGCTGATGCGGCTGCGCAAATGTCATTTATCAACGTCCGCTTATCGGGGCTCCGGCGGATTCTTTTGGGTGAAAACAACAAACTCACCACCCGCTGCAATACCCCAATCCAAGGAGCTGGCGCGGCCGTGCTCAAATCTACGCTCGGCAAACTGTGGCCGCTCCTTAGAGCTGACGGGGAAAAAGTCGTGCGCTTGGCCGGCGTGGTGCATGACGAGATCATCCTGCTCGTCGTAGAAAAACACGCTGACGATTGGGCGCTAAAGCTCCAGACAATCATGGAAGAGTGTGAGGCTCGCTGGCTTGGGGATATTCCGCCGCTTGCCGAAGCTAAGGTCGGATTGAGCTGGGATCAGGCAAAGTGACGCGCCAAGACTTCGAGTATCGGGTCAGGATGTACCGCCTTCATGGCCCGATGCTCGACGTCTTTGTCGTGGCGCCTGATGCGTTCCACGCCCATCAAATGGTGCGGCACGAATACCCTGGCTGCATGATCCAGTCGATCATGCGAGTCGCAGATTGCGTCTTATGAGTCCAGCCCGCACTGGCCGCGAATTGGTGATGGAGTGGTTGGTGCGGGAGGTGCGCCAGGCGAAGACCGCGGATTTGCATCGGGCCGCGGCTTTTTTGGAGTGGGCGCGGGGAATTAGGAAGGGGTGCTCCAAGCAGAGGAGTGGGGCGCGGGCGGCGCAGTCCAATGCGTGGAGGAAAAAGGTGGATGATGACGTCCGATGGGGCGTCTAGTGTGTCTCAATATGCTATCGTGTAGGAGACTAGAGGGCGTATCATGCCGCTGAAGCACGGGCAAAAGGTGTATTGCCAGCTGTTGCTGGATACGCATCGGTACAAATTGGCCGAACAGCTCGCCAGTGAGCAAGGGAAAAAAGTGACGGGGATGTTGCGTGAAATGGTTTACGCGGCGCTGGAGAAAGCTCTGCCGACCTCGGATTACAAAGCGGCGGAAGCAGCTGATAAAGCGGCTTGGGCTGAGTCGGTGCAGCGGCGGGTGCAGGGAAGGATGCGCTCCAAGCAAGAAGAGCGGCCATCAGATCAAGACGCATAAGACACAGTTAGAAGTCGTCATAGTCTGACCGTGATGCGGTAACATCACTAGGCTTACACAGTAATTTATTTATCACTCATGACTCGTTATGTCGTTATGGCTGGGGATCGCTGGATCACCGCGGTGTACGGTCCAGGTAACGGAATTGGGTACACGCGCACCAAAGAGGATGCGTCGACCTGGGTTACGTATGAGCGGGCTGTTGCGGCGGCGCGAGTTGTTGCTCAGTGCACTGATAGCCCTGTTGCTATTCATAGCATTGAAGAACCCAATTACCCCAAGTCATGGAAGTAGTGCCGGGGCAGGGCGGCCTTCGGTCGTACGAGCTGACAATCTGGTTGCCCGGTAAAGGTGCCAAGCGAGATCTCGTCAAAGGGCTCTCGCTGAATCATGCGATTCAGGTGGCAAGAAATCGTTACCCGAATTGCATGGTGGAGGTGCCACCGGAGACGGCGCCGAAGCCTAGGCTGGCGCGGTCACATGCTGGCCCCAAGGAAGAACGGAGCCGGCGACTCAAACTTGTGGAGAAAAAACGGAATGAGCACTCCAGCTGACTGGGCGACGGAAGCCTGGGCGCGGGTCTGCGTTGATCAGGCGCGGACTGATTTCATGGAAAAGCTTTATACGCAAGATGGTCGGGATAATCCCGAGCATCCGCTCCACTCGCTGTACACCGGGTTGTACCAGCTGTATATCCAGCAGCTGGAGCAGGGCGACTAGGCGGAGTCGCGGTCCAGGCCGAATTGTTCGCCAAGGTTTTCGGCAGCTTCACGGATAGCCCAGGTGGCCTTGGTTTTCTCCAGCTGATGGAGAGTATTCAAAATCAAGGCTGCCTCCAGCAGGCCGCGGTAGTCGCCGGAGTTGAAGCGGTCGATCAGCCACTGATCGGTGGCGGCCTTGTGGAAGCTGGATTCTGTGCTGTGTTCGATGGGGCGCATGGCTAACTAGGGCGGATTTTCATGAACCAGCCGGTGTCGTCGCCTTCGATGAGCCAGCGCGGGACCCAGTTTTTGCGGGAATAGGCGACGCCCGCCCCGCCCTTGTGGCTGACGTAACCGCCGTTGACGAGGTTGGCCTCGCCGTAGGGGTCGTTCATGATGAAGTGGGTAGGCGTGTAGCCCACGACGACGCTCCAGTGCCCGGTGCCAGATGGGTTGCTGATGGGGCCTTTGTGGAGCCAGCCAACTGGGACCGGATAGCCATTGTTGATCTCGTTCTCCAGTTCCTCGACTGTGCCGTCCATCTCGAAGCTGGCGGTCAGCTTCAAGGCTTTGAGGGCGGCGAGTTGGGCCTTGGGGTCGGTGGTGTCGCCGAAGCGGGCGCGGAGTTTGTTGTATTCGTAGTCGCCCGAGATCTTGCCGTAGTAGCGGGCCACCATCGCGCAGCTGGAGCTGAAGCACTGGCGGTAGCCGGTGGCTCCATCGTCGGGTCCCAGCTGGTATTCGTAGGGAACTTTGAGAATTTTTTCTTTGGGTTTGACTTTGGGGGTTAGGCCGGTGTGCTGGTTCATCAGCACGATCAGTTTTTCTGGGTATGCCGGGTCGGTGGCATATCCTTCGCGCTGGAGCCAACGGGCTGCATCGTCTCGGGTGCTGGCGTTATTGCAGCCCTGGTACTGCTTGTAGTCCTTGTACCAGTGGTCGACGAGGTAGATCACGCACGACAACAGGTCCGGGAAGTCGATGAACGTGTCGGTGATCGTGACCCACTGGCCGTTGATAAATTCCTGGGTTTTGGTGGCGCTACCTTCGCCTTTCAGCCCAAAGAAGTTGTTGCGGCCTGAGACCAACTTGCCGTAACCGGATTCCAGTGCCCACTGGGCAGCAACAAGTTCCGGGAACTTGGCGCCGGCGACGCGGGCGGCTTCGAGTACGCCTTCCCAGGTGTTGGGGAAACTGCTTTGTTTGCCGGCCACGCTCCAGGTTTTGAACCAGCCCTGGTCGCGGCCGAGGATGTTCGGGTTGGATTTATTGATGGTTTGCTCCAGCTCGGTCAAGGCGGCGAGCTGGTGCGGAAGGGCCTTGTAGTAGCGGAAGAGGTCGGCGAGACGAATCTTGTTGGTTGCCATTACAAGGCCCTCGGGAGGATCAGCGGCGACGCTTGGGAAAACTCAGCTGGAGAACTTGAAGGCCCAGCTGGATCCAGCTGTTGGACTTCAATTTGCTCATGCCGATGATTTCGGATCCGGCGGCCACCACAATGGCGGCGACGGCAACTTGCTGGTCGGTCATAAAAAGCTGCAGCTTTTATTGAGTTTAGCTGTAGTAGAGAAGAAAGCCAGAGCACGTAATAGTTTCTACCGCTACCGTTCCAGTAGCCACTGCCGGGTATGGACCATCGCATTGAGGATGGCCAATACTTAAACAAAAAAGAGGCGAAGTTAAGGTTTAGGCAATCAATCCTTAGCGACTGGGATAACAAATGCGCGTATTGCGGTGATGATCTCAGGCGTAATGCAACGCTGGATCATGTACACCCCAAGATGAAAGGTGGCCTTACGCACCAGTGGAATTTGGTGGCGTGCTGCTTCGCTTGCAATATTGGTAAGTCGTCCGAGGATTGGCTGGAGTGGTATCGGCGCCAGCCGTTCTGGACGCCGGAGCGGGAGGATCAGATTATTTTCTGGATTACTGGCGGTCTTGTTGCTTAGGGTCCCAGCCCATACCTTCGAGATACATCACGGCGATGTAGTGATCTTCGGCGTAGCGGCACACGCTATCTTTGCAAGCGCGGTAATAAATATCGCCGCGTTCGTTCATCAGTTGCTCCAGGCGGTAGCCGTTGCCGTGGTCAGTGACGTGGATGACGGCCATCAGCGGCGTAACTCCAGCTTGATGATACGAACGTCGTGATCTTTAACGGTGTCTTCTAGTTCACCAACGCGGGTTTTGAACTGCTCTTGATTTTGGATGACACGCTCCAGTTGGGATGGAACTGTGTAGACGAGGTAGCCGATGCCGGTGATGGCGCCGCCGGCGAGAAGTACGACCAGGCCAGCTGCGGCTTCTTGCTTGACTCCCCGCCAAAAACTGTCGCCAGACGGGGTTTGCGCCACGAGTCCCAGGAGATCTACTTATATCTTATTTGGTGCTGGCGGCTCTTCCGGGTCGTAGCCCATCTTTGCGATGGCAATCGCACGGCGGTAAAAGAAGGAATCAGTTTTGCCGGCAGCTTCTAGTGCCAGGCGGACTTTTTCCCAGTTTTGTTTAGTTTTGGCGTCCACTTTTTCATTCTGCTTTCCTACTAAGACTAATCAGAGTTGTAAGAACTCCCATGAGAACGGTAATCGTTCTTGTGTCGGTATCGGTACAGCCCATGGGGGCGGGGTCGATCATGCGGCCCTGGGGTGTGCCAACCCACTTGGCGTACCAGGGCCAGACGATTTTTGGGAGGGTGTAGAAACGGCAGGATGCCCACTGGGTCGTGGCGACCACAACGATTGCCATTGAGGTGGCAACGATGGATCGCCACAACCAGGCAGGCATCAGCCCCTACCTTGGCCGCGCAGTTGTTTCCTGCCGTGGTTGGGCAGGCTGTGCTGGCCTTGACCCTGCCGAGTTTTTTTCGGCTTGCCCGGCTGGTGCTGGACGGTCTTGGCGCCAGTCTTTGCTTTGACTGCCATCAGTTAGCCCAGGGAACGCCGGCGGCTTTGCTGGGGTGG